TAGAAGAAAATGGCTTAACAATGCTAGATGCAAATAATCCAACACACACATTACGTCTATTACATTATTTAGATGGTGCTACAGCTACAGCGCATTCTGACACATCAATTATGACATGTCTCTATTATGAAGACCCAGGACTAGAAGTTAAAATCAACGGAATATGGAAACAAGCTCCTAAGTTGAAAAAAGATGAAATGCTTGTGATGTATGGCGTACCAGGAGAAATACTTAGTAATGGAAATTTGAAATCTTTAAGACATAGAGTGAAGTGTAACGAAAGACATGCTATTGCATATTTCCACAACACGCCTAAAAATTACGTATTATCAAGTGAAAATTATAATGAAACAACAATGAAACATATCTATCAAGAAGCTCAGCTTTGGTATGCAAATGTGAATGCTAGAGTTTTAAGAAAATATTGTAAAACTACAAATCTGTCTAAAAGCAACGTTTTGTACGCATGGATTTGTAGTTTTTTTGTAGCACAAAATGAAGACATTGTTTCAAAAAAGGATTTAAAAAATGAGAGTACTTAAAGAAATATTGGATTGTCACAAAGAATTTACAAAAGAAAGAGATTGGGATCAGTTTTTGAGTCCTAAAAATGTGTCTATGGCTCTATCAAAAGAGACATCTGAGCTTATTGAAATATTTACATGGATTACTGAAAAACAATCAAAAAATCTCGATCAAAAAACATTGCAAAATGTAAAAGATGAAATTGCTGATGTTTTTTTGTATCTAATTAGACTTTCTGACTTGTTAGATATAGATATTATCCAAGCATCAAAGGACAAAATGGTAAAAAATATAGAAAAACATGATATATTAAAATCTTTAGAAAATACAAAATCACTAAAAGATTTTAATAAGGATTGACATGTTAAAAAAATTTATTACTTTATTTTCTTTAGTTTTTTGCTCTACTACTTTTGCGTGCGATGATGTCACAACTCAATACTATAGCAATGCAAAGGATCAATGGGAATGCGATTGGTGCGGTACATGGAATAGCAATAGTGTCTGGGAGTGCTCGGAGTGCGGAACTTTGAGATAGATTTGACATTTAAAAAAGAGCCCTCTTGCGAGGGCTCACTAACCAAAAAAACATTTAAATATGGAGTAAAATGAATAGCTAAAGATCAGGGTCGGTTAGATCATCAGGTGTAAGATCGATTTTTAATCCTGTTTCATTTTCAATAATTTTTTCAACTTTTTCTTCCACAAAGTGGTCGTTTTTTAAGCCAAGTTTTTTATTGAAATAGCTACAGCCACCGAAAATACAACAAATCGAAATAAGTACAACACATGATTTTAACATAATATCTTTATGATCGATTAAGAATTTTTGTGCAATACTAATTTTAATTAATTCGATCTGATCTTCTGGAATATTCTCCATGATTCTTCAAATCCTTCAAATCTTTGTCTTTAATTTTCAAATCTTTTTTAATAGATTCTTTTCTTTTTTGTTTTTTGTTATCCCACAACTCAAAAGCCCTTTCTTGCCATGTTTGCGTGTTTTGTCCTTCTAAATTTTTTCTTGTTGCGTATACGCTAGCTAAGTCTTCACCTTGATCTTTTCGTCTGCAAAAGTCCCAGACGCGCTGTGCCCATTGCTCTTTTGTTTCCGAGTCACCTCCGAGATAATAATCTAAAACATCTGCATCAATATCGTCTAATTCTAATTCTGTGTTTTCTATTCTTGCCATTTTTTTCCTTTGTTTAGCAGACTAAATGTCCTCCGAAACATGTATTACTAGATGTATTATTTATCGTTACAGTTTTTGTGCTGTTTGAAACTGTTAATTCAACTGTTGCCGTATCTGCTGCATCCATATCAGCTGAAGAAACAGACACATTATACGCAAAATCTCCAGATGCTGCTCTACAAGCAGCTGGTGAGCATAAAGCTCCGAGATAACTTCTATTTGATGTAATTATTAATACTCTACCTTCTGTATGTCCTGCACCATTTGTTGTCGTTGTAATATTAGAAAATAAATTATAGATACCTGTAAAAGGGGCTGTAAATGTTGTGTTTGGTGTAAAATCTCCATTTTGATCAAAAATTTCTGTTTGAAAATTTACAGTTACAGCCGTACCATCTCCTGTGGCATTCACCATAGCAGTACTTTCGCGTGCTAAAAAAGCTGGTTGATGTTCGCTTCTAATAATGCCTGGTCGTGTTAGTCTTCCATCACTAGACGTTGTCGATATATTATCAGAGCCATTAATGAATGTTAAATCTGCATATGAAAAACCTCCGACCCCTGCAATGACAGAGGCATTAGATGAGCTTACATGAGATTGGTACGCTTCTAGATTAGTTGAAACTGAAATAGCTGATGCTGTTCCTGCAAGCAGTGTGCAGTTTATAATACGTCTATTTGATCCTGAACCTGAATATGTTATAGGAGTTGTATTGATCGCTGCTGTGGATAGTTCTGTATGTTTGAAATCAACACTTGAGGTTCCTGAAGCATTTATTGCAGAAAAAATTCTAGAAAATTTAACGCTTAAGCTTCCAGCAGAAAAAGTATTTGCTGTAGTTGATCCACCCGAATTTTTAATTACAGATGAAAAAATATCGAAAGTTCCTGCTGATGAACAACTAAAAAATGCAATTAATGTAGTTGTTGTGTCACCACTACAATCAATTATTGACAGATAAGCACTAGAACTTGAGCTTGTAAAAGAAATACCTGTGTTATTCGAGCAATTAATAAAACAATTTTTTAAAGTCACAATTGTTGCGCTTGCACCCGTCACAGCTAAACAAAAATCTGAGTTTGTAGTTAGTCTAATCCCTGTAATCGCGCACGATCCTGCAAATGTTGCAGTGCATTTTCCGACAATTTCTACCTGTCCATTATTTGATTCTGATCCAAAACTTGCTAAGTTTACCCCTGCTTTTAGAGTCAAATCTTCTGTATATGTTCCAGGTTTTATGAAAATTGTTTCTCCACTTGACGCATCACTTAAAGCACTTGCTATTGTTGAGTGAGTAGCACCTGCTGAGATTCCGTTGGTGTCTACAATGAATTTTGCTGTTGCAAATTTTCCGTCGTTTGTCTGTACTGTCATTATAATCCTTTTTTTAAGCCACTGTCCAAATTCCGACCGAATTAAGCACAAACCAGTCGTTGGTACCATCCTCATAGACTAAAGTCATAGCATCCCCTTTTGCGCTCGATGTCAAAGTCCCAGCCGTACTCGATGCCATATTTCCATAGTTGATGACTTGGCCTGTGTTTGCTGCAATGATAAGGGTTTGTGCCTTTGTAACGACAAACTCACATCTCTCACCTTGGACGGGGGATGCTGGTAGTGTTAGTGTTATAGTACCGTTGGCGGTCATAAAACTGCCTGAATCAGCTTCTACAGTTGTACTAGCTGCTTGATCTGTATAAAGAACTGAATTGATTGTAAGTGTTGATCCTGAACCTGTAACGGTAACGCCTGGCCCACCAAGGATATTTATATTCCCAGCTGTTGGGCTAAGTGCTCCTCCTGAATCTCCAGTGACCGTCAAGATTGCATCATTAGCTGCTGCTACTGCTAGATCTATAGTTCCAGCTCCACCTGTTACAGTCACTGATCCATTTGTAGATGTTATCGATCCTGCAACTGGAGCAACACCTGTAGATCCGATGATTAGTTGACCATCCGTAAGCGGTCCAAACTCTGTTGCTGTTGTTCCTGCTCCTGCTCCCAGTAAAAATGTATTTGCTGTCGCCTGCACATTGAGAGTTAATGTATTTGCTACTGTACCGTCTGAAAAAACGCTTGTACCCGTCACATCTACAACACCAAGCCCACCTGGCGTCACTGGCCCTGCAACGTCTGTTGCAAATGTGTCAATTGCTGGCCCTGATCCTCCAATTAAGGTTACATAACCGTTGGCATCTACAACAAAAGCTGTGTCGTCAAAACTGCAAATACCAGCATCATTTTTATCTCCTGGAGCGCCTGTTCTCTCTGTTGCTACCTGTAATTGGAGATCCATTGTATTGGCTGTTGCACTCTTTTTAGTCTCTAATGGAATTCCTGATGGATTGGATGCATTAGCGACAACTAAACCGTCAATATCAATAAAACCTGCGCCTGACGGATTAATTTCAGCATTAACTTGATCTCTTAAATCTGAAAGATCACTGATAGTAAGAGCTAACAAAACCCAATTGGCAACGTTTGATGTTATATCAACAAGATACCAAAGCTCTCCCTCAGAGCCTGAGTCAGGAGCTGTACCATCAGGTTTTAGTGTTACACGCCAAAAATACGGTTTTGAATAAATTTTACCTGTTTTTGGATGTCTAATATCTGCTGTTGTTGGCTGTCTAACAAAATCAACAAAAGGGAAATATTTTTCTGGATGTCTGCTATCTCTAATTGGGTTATTTTTACTGACCATTAAACGCCTAAATTGTTGTTGTTAGCTGATTTCTCACATAAATATAATCTAGATATAGAATATTTTGAGCAGCCGTTGAGGTAGACTTGAAAATTCCGAAATAAGGTTGATGACTTGCAGATGAGGGGATATTTGTTGTTATTGTAGCTACAAGCGATCCGTCGATATAAAAAGTCACTGAAGTAGCATCAGCATTAACTATAATCCTTTGTTTTGGCCACACTGTTGATGTTGTTGAGACTGCAACACCTGTATCAACTTCTGTTCGTGTACCAGAGGCTTCACATACAGCAATATAATTAACGCTATTTGTTCTATCGTACTCAAAATAAATGCCGTCTGTGATAGCACTACCGTTGGCTGCATCGCAAAATCCATTTATTAAAATATACTCATTTGTAGCCGTTGATAATGTTTCAACGTTAAAAACAGTCTCTAATACCCATGATCCCGATCCAAATTTTGAATCTCTTATAGCGTCCCATTGTGCATTTGCTCTAGCTGTTGCGTTATCGTTTAGTCTAAATCTCCACTGTCCTGGGTGGGTAGCCTCTGTCCCTGTTCTATCTACTGCTACATTGATCTCGCTATTCGATATGCTAGACCTAAATTCTCCTTGTAAAACAATATCCACATTACAGTGAGAGAATATTTCTAAACCTTCATTTAGTTTGAGCTGCGGAAAATCTTCAATAAATCCAGTAAATTGCCAAGAGGGTATACCAGATCCATCAACAACTAAAGCCTGTCCTTCTGACCCTATAGGCAATTTTGCTAGCGAATTTGTCGCGTCCGCATAAAGTATATCACCAGTGGTGTATGTTATTATCCCTGTTCCGCCGTCTGTCGGATCGACAGGTGATGTTAAACCACCTCCACCACCTGTTAAAAACCCCTCTACACCCATCTATAACCTCACGATATTTATGATTATATCACCAGAGGTTCCGGCTCCTGTAACCTGCTTCACTTGTATTTGAGCTCCCTCTGCAATCATGAATGATGCGTCTTCAAGGTTTCGCATCTGCTCAAAACGTGATGCGTTAAAACTTCCTGAAGCTGGTATGATAGGGCCGTTAGTCGTCCCATCATCGAATGAAATTTGCACGTCTACATCTGATGTGTTATAGATAACAAACCCTAGTACGGCCGTTGTCATTACAGCGCCTACATCTTGATAGCTTGCTGTTAATGATGTTGCATCAAATGTTCTTGCTGCGTCAAAAATCGGTAATCTTGCCATTTTTTTTCCTTTTATACGTCTACGTAATAACCCATCACTGTTGCGAAGACAGAGTTATCATTTGTTTTAATATTTAACCAAACACCCTCACTCAAACCTAAATTTAATCCCACTAAATCTCTGTTTGATTGCTTTAACATCTCAATATTTAGTATTGTTTTTTGTACGGTTGTTGAGTCTGGCGCAGTTGCTTCGTATAATACAACTGTAGCATCCGTAGCGCCCACATCCTTGTTTGCATAGAGCAAAACATCAGTAATGATAAATCTTTGATTCTGAGAAGGTGTTATGAGGTTAAATGCAGTATTGATGACATTTGCGGTTATAGAAAATGTATCAGATACATTATTTTGACCCACAACAAGCTGCCCGAAATCATTTACAAATGCTGATTTACCTGTACCTCTGCTATCATCAATACGCACTTTTATACTCATTTTAAGTTGTCTCTTTTACGTGTACTAATAGCGCACAATAAACTTTCATACTACCGCTAGAGAGCTTTGGGTCAATACTAATCCCGACGGAATTCCCTTTAGGAATGACGAAATTTATTGGTACCGAGGCTCTTTGACTTTGATTCAAATAAATTAAAGCAAGATTTGAACCGCCTGTCAGCGTTCCTCCACTTTTACCTTTGTATGCATCGACTGTCAAAGTTTTAGACGACCCAAAGTTTCTATTTGCATTTTGATCCACGGCTGTTGCATCGCTGATTAAATCGCCTCCTGTCGGATTTCTCACAATTGTGATCTCTCCGCTGTCGCTCTGTGTTCCTAAGCCAAATGCGAATACAATCGTTTCAATAACTAAATCACGATCTTCATTATTTTTGACATAAATCATTGTCCCAGCAGCTGTTAAACTGATGTTTCCAGTGTTTATGTTGTAAGCATCGCCAAGATCGTTAGCCGATCTCTCCTCGTTGATTGTTGTCGATTGAGTCTCAATGCGAAATGAAGCATTGACTTTGGCTTTTCTTCCACTTCCTGATCCGTCTTCAATTAACATCCTCTTCTCCTGTTATAATTTGTAAAAATTTTGTTATTTTTTGTAGCTCAAAAAAAATTAGATCTAATTTTTCATTGTCTTCAAGCTCTCTATCAAAATCATTTTGTTTGTTTTTTGTATCAGCTTTTAAGCTGGATCCACCTGATATTGCCATTACAGAGCTTGTGTGACGTAATAAGTTCTAACCGTAACAGTGCTATCATCAGAGGCGTTTCCTGCAATCTCTCCATCACCTGTGTTATGCAACACCAACGCTTGGGCTTCAGCACCCGTCGCAACAACAATTGCGTCTGCTACTGGAATAGCGTTTGTGATTGTATCTGCTGATTGATCAATGAATCCTGTATTTTCAATTGCAGCTGAAACAGCAACACCTGATCCATCAGTATATTTAATAGCAAAGTTATCTGCTGTTTCAGTGAATACTTCTGATCCGTAATTGAGTTTAAGCATAGCACCCATAAACATGTGAGCTGATCCTGCTGCTGGTGCTGCTACTAAAGTGACGGGTGTAGCTCTTGCAGCTTTAACTTCTGCTGCTGTGATTGTAACATCTGCATATTGTAAAAATCCTGATGCTGCTAAATTAGATGGCACAAGTGCTTTGTCTGTTGCAGTTTTTGCTTGAGCCTCTGCATCTGTACTTATTTCGATTTTTCCTTTAACTGCTGTCGTAGAATCAGGAACATAGGTATCAATAGCACCATTTAATCTAGCAGGTGAAAGAGCTAAATCATCCCTGTTTGTATCTGTTACTTCATTGCTTTTTCCAAATCGCATCACGCCAAATCTATTTTCTGTTCCTGATTGTGCAGGATTGCTTGCTGGTAGTTTACTCATGTTTTGATCTTCCTTCCTTTGTTGACTTTAATTCTTTAAACCCCTATACTATAAGTACTTAAAAAGGAGTTTGATTATGTTATCTTTAATTTTAATCATTTACGCTGTATTAATTCCAATTGTTGCTGTTATCACATTGTTATCCGTAATAATTAATGCCTGTGTAAATTTTGACAAATACAATAATCCAAAAAATCCAAATTATTATTGGAAATATTAATTTAACTCCTCATCTAATTCTTTAACTGCTTCTTGTGCTACTTTCTGATTATTGTTCAAAGCAGAACTAATATACCTTGCGTAAGCTTTTCTAGCTGCTGGATTCGTTGCAATTCTTTGAGTAATATCTGCAACTTTTAAAAGAGGCAAAAACGGTAGAGATAATATATTTTTTCCAATTTTTCCCAACCCAAGAGCTAAAGATGTTTGAGGTCCAAGATTTTTTAAAAATGCTTTATCAAAATTTTTACTTGCAAAGTATGATACAACGTTTTTTGTTTCTAAACCTCTCCATAAAGAATTTCCTTCATTAAAGTTATCCAAAAATTCTGGAATACTTTCACCTACTCTTTCAGCAACATTTTGCATCTCAGACCTAAGCCTAGATAAAACTTGACCTTGTGATGTTTGTGGTCCACCAACCTCTTTAATAGCTCTATTAACGTTTTTAACCTGTTTTGTTAAAAGCTCTCCCTTAAAAGTTCCTGATTCAACATCTTTTAATAGGGAATCTATAAATTTAATTGTAGGATCATTTTTCTTAAGAACTTCACCACCTGCCTCAGATAAAGAGGTTTTTAAATTCTTCAAAAAGTCTGGATAATCAATATCTGTAATAATACGACCTTTAACAGCATTATCAGCTCTTTTGAAAAAATTAGACGCCTGTTCTCTAATAGCACCTGGACGAACAAAACTACCCATAAACCAAGTACCAAGTTTTGCTAAATCTTTATTTTTTTCGTCAATAAATCCAGACTCCACTAGAACACTAGATACGACTTCACCTGCAATGGCCGTTCCTATAGATCTTAAAAGATTTAATTTTCCTGGAGTTAAAGGATTGGCTAAAGTTGCTACATCTTTTACAAAATCCTTTGAAGCTTCTTTAATTTTTCCACGAGATGTTCTTTTCTCTTCTGGTGATACTTTAAACTTGTTGTCTGTAAACTCATCAAATGTTTGTTGTAGTTGTTTTGCGTTTAACTTTTTTGATGGGTCACTAATACCAAATCGTCTTCCTTCTTCGTCAACAACATCTTGTATTTCTTTAGATGATGGTCCGCCAAATAATTCAGATATTTTACCGCCTATTCCCTGCCCTGCATTTCTTAAAGAATTATAAAATTCAGGTGCTTGTGTTGCTACAGGAATTACTACATCTCTTATGACCTCCCCAATCCCTTGTTCAAAAGGTGATTGTTCAGGATTAAAAATTAAATCTTTTGGAATATCCATTATAGCTTGAGGTGCACCAGTAAAAATATTTAAAAGTTCCTCAGGTATAGACATATCACTTATTGATTTTTTTTTCTGCTGTTGTTGTGGAGTTTGTTGCTGAGGTAGTTGTTCTTGTCCAGCAGACTGAATTTGATCCAACCTGTTAAGTTCTTCTTCTAACAATACTAATTCTTCATCAGATAAACTATTTAAATTAGCACTCATAAATTCCTCTTCTTCTTTTGAGCTGCAATCTGTGCTCTAATTCTCTGCCTAGATTGTTCATTACTAGCACTTTGCAATATTTTATCGACTTTTGGACTGGTATTTTGACGATTTCGTATCTGCTCTAATGTTTCAGTTTGGGTTGTATCTTGTTGTGGAATATTAGAAATCGCGTTTAACTCTTGTGAAAGTTCTTCGTCTGCTTTTTGAAGTATTTCTCTTTCACTCATTAAAAGTGCATTAGTTCTTTGATCAGGGCTTATTGATGGATTTGAAACAATGTCTTGCCACGCATCAAATTTTGCACGATCAACTTCAGCTTCTTTTCTCTGCATAGTTGCAAGAGCGATGTTTGCATTCCTAAACTTGTTTGTAGCAGGTTGACCTTCTAACCATTTCTCAAAGTCAAAGTTTGTAATTCTTGAACCAAACTTTCTCTTTAATTCATCAGCACGCCTTAATACAAGGTTTGAAAGTTGTGCTTCGTCTGCTGTTAGCGGAATATTTTTAACATTTAAAAAACGAAGAGCGCTTCTAAACTTATCAGTTAAATTTCCACCCTGAAAATTAATACCGACATTTTCTTTTTGAGCTAATTCTAAAGCTCTGTTTGAATCAGAAATATTTTGTTCGAGAGTTGGAACCTTATTTATGATCCCTTCTTGTAGTTTATCGAATGCTTTTTCTTGTGGTGATAATACATCTCTTGGTTTTGTTAGGTTGCTAGATACTGAATTTAAGGTTGCTTGCGGTACACCTTGCAATGATTCAGCACTAATTTTACCACCTGATTGCTCTTGAATGAAATTTCGTGTAGCTGCAAGATTTTGCTCTTGCTCTTGAAGTTTTCGAGCTTCACTTATCTGTTTAAAAGCCTCACTTTGTCTTTTAAGATCAGCCTGTTCTCTTTGTTGAAATAACCCAGCAACGACTTTTTGTCTTTCAGGTGATAAATTAGATCCTAAAATTGCAGTTAAAGGATCAACATCCGATGTTTTGATTGTATTTAACAAACGATCCAAAGCATCTTGCTCGATACCTTCTGAAATACCCTGAGAAACACTTTGAGCTAACCCCTGTCTTAAACCAGGAATAGTTTCTCTTCTTTCAGGCTTTTGAAATACAGTAAAACCCATTCGTTATCTCCTAAAACCAAGATTTGAAATACCTCGACCTATTGGACTTCCAACACCAGAAGCAACCCCAGCCCCAAGGCCACTAAATATATCAGAGAATAAACCTGTAGTTCCTGGATCTTGCTCTATTCCAAAAGCCTGTGTACCAAGTCCAAGTCCTGCTGCTTTTAATTGTCTGTCTAGAGCTTGGTTTAACAAAGCAGCTCTTTGCTCATCTAATCCACCTTGAACATCTGCACCAGCTCTTGTTAGAGCATCTTGCACGTTAGATCCACGACCAGCACCTGCACCAATATATTTTTGTTGGATTTGAGGTGCTATTCTTTGTTCAAACTGTCTCATTGCTGGATCTGTAAAAGATTTTTGAAAAAACTCCTCATCAAAACCAAAACCACCTTGACCACCCATTGCTTGTTGAATGATGAAATTCAGTAAGTCTTCTTGACCACCTGTTAAGCTGCTTACCTGTTCTTTTTTTGGTGATCTACCAAACAAAGCATCTAAAAAACCCATAATATTTCCTTTAAATTAATTTTACCCAAAGAGCGGTCTTAACGCCACCATTAATTATCGTTTGGGCCTTAATATATACTTCTGCTGTTATTGGGCCTATTGCACCATTCTGCACAATCCAGATAGTACCATCTCTATAGTTAACATCTAGTGTACTAGGAATGTGACCGCTTCCATCTGGCGTACCTCTAGGAGCTGATGTTCTAATCACTAAATCAGGCTTTCTGTTTACTTCAACTGCTGTCTGCTCATAAGCCTCATCTAAAGATCTAAGCATAGTCTCTTCTACACCCGTCTGCTCTTTCTTTCCAAAGTTAAAACTTTCCTCTAAAAAAGGCATTAGCGGTATAACCTCCCAACAGGTTCACACTCTAACATAATAGCATGAAGTCTCTCGTTTGCCTGCCCATTTTCCTGATGAATCCTTAGCGTGTGAAAGTTTGCAACCTGGTTAACACTGATCGACGTCCACTTCTTCTTAGACCCACCTTCATCTGTTCCATCATCAATTTGTATATTAGATCTATAAGCTGTCTCACGTCTATCGCACTTAAGGTCTAAAAGCATGGATGTTTTGTTTGTGTCGTAAAAAAAATGAACTCTCTTAAGCCTGCACTTTTTGTTTTGCTCAACAAACGGATTTAATGGCTTTGTTTGCATATCTCTTTTAATAAATTTACACATGACACCACCAGATGTATACGCTGTAAAATCTGTTGAGTCAATACCAATTGTTACAGTGTTTCCACTAACAGCTGTTACGGTGTAATTACCATTATTAATCTCTGTCATTCCTGCAACACCTGTAATTGAAACCTGATCTCCCACTTGAAATACATCTGGTTCAGTAGTAACCACAGCAGGGTTTGCAGCAGTAATCGCGCTAATTTCAGCACATTGATCTTTGCTACTTCTTAATTTATAGATAAATCCATTTTGATCACCTACAAGCGAGAAAAAAGTAAATTTCTGATTAAAAAAGTCATCCCATATTTCATCTGTACTATCCCAATAAGTCCAGGAATCATCTTCATCTCCATCTACACTATCCCAAACAATTTCATTAGTCTGCTGAAACTTACCCATACGAGTTAACTCTAAATCATAGATAGACCAAGAGCTTTCAACAAAATTATAAGCCAAAACATTAGTGTTACTTGTTTTCGAGATATCATTAACATCTGGATATAACCACCAAAACTGGTCATTTTCAAAATTTGTACCGCTTGTAATAAGAGCAAAAGGGCTAAAACTTGAGTTGGATGGTAAACCTGCCATTCTATCTCTTGAAAAGAATGGAATCTTGTTGTCAATTCTAAAAGCATCGCGACCATCAGTACCTATAATTCCTAAGTTTCCAACAGCTGCACTTTCCCCAAACCAAGTGACCCCTGAAAATGGAGCTTGCGCGCCTCTTGCCTCAGCATCACCCAATTGCTTAATTCTAAAAGGTAGATTAATATCGTCTGTTAGAGTGAGCTCCCAGACGTTTTCAGTCGTGAAAATGATAAGTGAGTTTCTTAGTCGAGTAGCTGCTGTTATAAAAAACTCAGAAGGAATATCTAGATAACCAGAACCAACAGCATTAAAATCATCACCTGTACCAGAAGCATCATTTATTCCCGTCCATGCTATTCTTTGTGGATAGATAGTTCCTGCTGAATCTCTTGGTCTAATAAGGACAAGTCTTTCGTTAAAATAAAACACATGAAGTGCTGATCCCAGGGTAGCCCATGATGGTGCTCCGTAATCACCAGAGTCTTGGAATAAGTCAATGTCTGTTCCATCGTAGCTATATATCCCATCACCACCATCATCATTTACCATTATTAGTCTAGGCGCACCTGTTTTACTTGGATACATAGTTGATGAGAAAAATTGACTAGCATTTCCCGTAGGTGTTGCAGCAGTTCCTGCTCCATCAAAAGCAATCGTATCAAAGCGATTAGTCGCAGCATTATAAACGTTAAACTGATCAGTGCTTGCAACAACTAACTTTCGAGTGTTTGTAGCTGTGATAAAGTTAGCAATCATCATTACAGGATTACCATTAGCAGCTGTATATGTGACGACAGGATTTGTAGGCGCACCACTATCCCAAGTTGCAGAAACAACACCTGTATTATAATCTATTGTAGCACCTGCTGAAAAACCTGTTGCAGAGGTTGGAAAACCACCTACTCCATCATCTGTTGAAGTATCTCCACCATCTTCCGAAAAAGTGACAGAACCCGGGCGGACAGTAAGATTGGCAAGGGTATGTGTAAATGTCTGGTTAGTATCAGCAACAACCTCACCTGTTGTAATTGTATAAATCCTACTTTGCTCATTTTCTGCTGATCCTCTTCCCCCTTCTGCAAAACCGTCAATACCCTCTCTTGGAGATACAACACCTCTATCTGTTCTGTAATTATTTAATTCTGTAAATGCATCCTGCATCAAAAGCCAAGGTTCAAGCTCTTGACTTAATCCTGCTCTAAAATTTGATATCAGGAATACATTAGATGACATCTATCCTCCACACACAGCAATCATTGCACGGGAAGGATCTCTTACAGCACCACTACTTGTTGATATAAAGGTAACAGCAATGCTTGTAGTTTTTATTTTATTTGTAATCGTTGTACTATTTTGGATCGCCATTACTAACGGTGCATCACTTGCTGTTGAACGCATAGCGCTACCGAATACAATGTATTTATCAGAAGGTAACGGAGTTGTAAAATTTATTGTGAATAATCCTGTACCGTTTTTTGTAACGCTTGAAACATTATGGTTGTAAAGCATACCCCCACTGGAACTAAAACTCACCATAGCTCTAAATCCAAGTTGCAATACTTGATCATTAGCACCGTCATTTACCACATAATGTGGCTCTGTGATCTGGATATCTGGCGCTTCTGTTGCTGTTTTTTCTTTAGCATAAAACACACCGTCAATATCAGTGGCAATTGTTGGGTTTGCAGGAATACCACCTGATTCATTTTTAGGCATCTGCACGAACTGATGGTGACCATCTAGATTGCTATTTGCATTATCCCAAAAGTGATCAACCTTTTCTGTATTTGCAATGTATGTAAATGCGCTATTGATCGGTGCTTTATTGGCTGCAACATTCTGTTGCCCGTCAATTGGAGTATCTGACCAGGTCATTTCTTTTTCCTTTTAACTTTTGATTTTCCAGCAAGTGACATTGCTATTGCAACGGCTTGTTTTCTTGGCTTAGACTTGATTTCTCTAGATATATTCTCTGAAATCCCCTTCTTAGTCTTAGCTTTTTTACCCTTAATAAGCGGCATTTTACCCCCAATGTAAAGCGGCTTTACATCTACTTTTTTTTCTTCGGTTTAGCGCCTGTGAAATTAACTTTTACATTAATTCCAACTTCTCTTAGAGCTTCATCAAGCTTTGCAAGGCCTGACATGTTTGTGGTTCTACCCATTCCAGCTTTTCCATTAACCTGAACCCTTCCAGGCATACTTTTTTTCTCTTTCTTCATCTTCATAATTTTCCTTAAAGCGCTTGTTTTGTTCTTTGAGTTGTGGCCTGTTTAGCCGTTCTCATTAGTACTAAATTTTTATATCTTTTCTGTATACCTTCATATTTTGCATAGTCCTCTATATTTCCAAAATCAGCAAAATAATCAAGAGCTGCCGTATACGCTAAATATCGTAAAAAATAATCTTGTTCAAGGTTTGTAGTTGATGTTGTTGGCGCTTGAAGCTCTTTATATGCTCTCATCTTAATCGTATAGACAGCATCGGCTTTAGGCCTGATTGTTATCTCATTATTAAAAAATAAAAGATCAAATGGACGTCCTGAATCCTCGTTTGCGTCGTTTACTGGGTGACGTCTATAAAAAGACTCAGTATCCTGAAAATAGTTAACGCGTGTATCTCCATTATTTGAATCAATGCAATAAACAGGAGGCATAATATTAGTATATCCCTGATCTTTGAACGTATAAGTCTCCTCGCCTACTGTTGTTGTAAACTCAAACCAGGTATATAGGTCAAAAGATTTGATCTCCTGACCCATAATAAATTGATAAGCATTGCCAAGATAATCCAAGATAAGATCAGACGTAGCATCGGGGTCATTACCATCATTTTCACCTATTACACGCCTCATTATAGTTGCAGCGTCTCCGAATGTCTTAGCCATGCAATCTCCTTAACTCATTAAAACTTGGACAGAGTATTTTTCATCCATATAATCAAGTACTGTATCAAAAGACCCATCTGGATATTTTATCTGTTTGTATTTCGGCTCTGCTATGTCGTTGATCTCATCAACTAAACACTTTGGCATCTCAATAACATCACCATCTTTAAATCCATTTTTTGGACTTTGGAACCACACAGCTTTTCTTAAATTTCTTAAATTAATGTTTATAGGTAAACCCCTATTTGATTTTCTAGTAATTTTAGCTTTTACGCACTCTACTATATGTAATGGAGCGTACATATACTCAACATCTTTTTTTCTAAGAGCTTTACGACGTACTCTAACAGCGTCATTATATTTTAAATAATCATTATATGTTTTTAAAGGCATTGCGTCTAACTCTTCTAAAGAAAGAACCTCTTTTTTAACCTCTTCAACTTTTGGAGCTGTAAAATCTTCTTTGGTAGGGTTTGATTGACGACCACGACGAGCTTGTTTGCTTGGTTTGATCTCTTGATTTATGTTTATATCTTCTATTTTGTCGCTCATTTGATTTCCTTTGTTAATGGACAATGGACTTGTCGATTAAGAATTTGTTTAAATATAAAAAAACTAGCAATCCCATTTTTTGAGTGCTAAAGCTTTTCTAGTTGGTTTACCTTTTTTGTCTTTCATTGGACCTTTTACCCCCCCCATTCGTGCGCAAAAAGATTTACGTCTGTTTGCAGCTTTAGGAGATTTTTTCGCCTGCTCTTTATTGACTGGTGGTTTTAAGTTTGCTCCAGTTTTTTTCTTGTAATACTCTCTTCCAGCTTTGTTTAAACCGCCAGATGGGTTTTGATGTTCTTTTTTAACCATTTTATTCCTTGATTAAAAGCAGAGCTTTTACACTCTGCTTTTAAAATAAAAACTACGCCTGATCTCCAAGATTAACCACGGAACCAAACTTCCAAGCAATGAAATAGCAGATATCGTCATTATTATTGACCACAGATGTACCTAGAGTTAATCTCCAGACATCATCTGCATACTCAACAGGACCTTTAGACTCACCAGTTAAGTGGTTTAAGATGTTAAGCTGACCACCAGATGTATAAGCTGTGAAGCCTGTTCCATCGATGTTATTACCATCTAAATCTAAAAGTTTTCCTGTAGTTGCAGTCACTGCCTCAAAAAGGTATGGATTGCGTGTGATATCGTTCAATTCAAGCATTCCAGAAACTTTAGTGATACGAGCGCGAACCTGTTCACCAACTGTTACACCGTGAGCAGCTGTTGTAATAACAACAGGACTTGCAGCAGTAGCACCAGACATTGCAAAATGAGAATCTAAAACAGCAGCAGTTGTGTTGTTTACTGTGATTCCATTTGTGGTTTCAAGATTTAAGTTTTGATCTCCTGTAGATCCATTATCTGCAATAACAGTTTTAAGAAGAGCATCACCTGCTGGCATTCCTCTAAACCAAACACACTCAACATTATCACGAGCTGTACCGTAGGCGGTATAGTTGTATAAAAATAAAGCATCTGGTTGGAAAGGAACCGTTAAATCAATAGCCCCACCGTCAGACTGAAACTGACCAGCGTAACTTAATGTATAATTTTCGTTATAATTTTTAGCCATTTTTTACCTCCTATGAAGATACGGTTGCGCGTAGGTTTACAATCCACTTATCTTCAATGATTCCAGCACCAAACATAGCTTTAAAGCCCATAGTTTGACGTTGGTTAAGATAATCTTCTCCAAAACCTAAAGGTTTTAGAATCATTTCAGTAGCCACTTCATCAATATCAACAATACCGTAAGCATTTTGACCCATGATAAAGTTTGAGTAGATAGGAGTTGCATCAGTAGACTTTTGAGCCTCTGTTGACATAACCCATCTAATCTCATCAGTTGATCCAAGCTCAGACTTTAGACCATCACGCTGCGGATACTCAGCAACCTTTAAAAAGTTGTTTAAGTTACGCACATCTTTACGAAGATCAGTGTGTACAATAGCCCAGTATGCAGCTTCCACAGGAGCTGTTCCCACGCCATCTGTAGCATTGATTTCTGGAGTAAACTTAATAGCATTTTTGCCATGAAGCATATCCAGTGCATCGTCCAAATCACCAACTGTTAATTCAGTAGGAGTGGATCCGTTTACGCCCCCGTCACAGTCAATTTGCGTTGCTGTACTTTGGAGTGTGTTTCTTGTAACTTTATCCAGCATTCCGAACATGGTCTGCGACAAATTGTCGGCAATTTCATTTGCAACATCTGACTGTACTGTAATATGTACACGATCAGAAATTGCTACAGCTTTACCGAATTGCTGTAAGCTAATCTCGATATCAAACTTTGAAGCCTGCTCTAAAGCTGGAGTCACGCCTTCGGTAAGAACCGCTGGAGTATCATCAAAATTGTCTTGTTTTCTTAGGATAATAGTATCCGAGTTTTTAAAAGGAATCTTGCGGACTTGACCGAAGAGGTTGTGTACAAAAAAAGGACGCTCTCTATCTAAAAGCGCTCCATCAAAGTAATTTTTTACCTCTGGATCGTATCCACCTGCAACAGTAGTAACACCAGTCATAATAATGACCTCCTATCGTATGTTGGGTGTTTTCCCCCTAATACTCGCCCTATACTCTGAAAACTCTTTTCGAGACATATTTCTAATTTGCTCAATTTTATTGAGATTGCTACTTTTAGCAACTCCTGCCGGATTTCCGGGCTTATTAGCGTTCTCTTCCATTCGTTTTCTATTTTCGTTTTCGGGCGTAGCTTTTGGGGTATAATCGTTAATAATTTCCATAGACCTTGCATACCTGTTATCAGCATTTTTGATAACGTCAGCAAGGTATGGTTTTTTTTGCAAAATTGGAGCCAAGCTTTTTTCCAACCACGTTTGACCTGTGATTGGATCTTGATCAAGAATATGTGGATTTGACTGTAAAAATTGATTCTCAATAGATTGTTTAATTCCATTTTGAATTTCTTTTTTCGTGTAATTTTTAATATCACGCGTATATTCATCTTCATCATCCTGTTGTTCTTGAACAGGCTGCTTGTTTTGACTCTGCTGCAAGTACCGATTCAATGCTTCGGCATCTTGCCTTTTTCTTCTTTCTGCAAGTAAAGCCTCTTGAAGTCCTGCTTTTTCCCTTTCAGGTGCTTGAATTTCTTGATTGCTTACTTGCCCCTCACTTTGTGAGGACTCGGCGACAGCCTCTTTTGTTTCTTCGGTCATGAAAAACTCCTTTTACGCCCGTTATTATCTATCGCCCATTTACGGTTGGCGACACCTGTTAAGAAAACGCCCATTAAACGCTGGCGACGCGTAACACCTCACGCAGCTTTTCTGCTGCTTTGATGTTAAATTTTGCTATTCCTTGGTGGGTGATCGACCACAAAAGAAAGCACGCTCCTCGGATATTATCTACCCAAAAAACCATAGAACCTTTGATCAATGGCGGGCGTTCCTGATAGAGGGATATCGCCTCTCTAGAAACACCTGGATTTTTTTGATCAAAGTTCTGCTTAAACAACACAAAGTACGGCTCCCTAATATCTTGATGCTCATCTATAAAAGCATTTAACTTTTTAGAGAACTCATCGCATTCATAATGAAGATAATCCTCACGCTCCTGTAGATACTTAGGAAGAAGCAAACTCATGAGGGGCGACCTCTTGAATCTTCTCGCATCATTTGTGTTTTAGCCATTGATTTGACTTTTTGAGCATCTTCTCTTTGAAGAGGAGAGCTCATACTTAGTGATGAACCTTTCTTAGGTACAGGTGCTGGATTTTTTGGAACTGAAAAAGTTCCTCTTCCCATACCTGACCCTTGAGGGTTGCCATATCCTTTAGACATTCCCATCTAAACCTCCTGGATTTTCAAATTGTTGAGCATTTAAAGCCTGCTCAGGTAGCTGATTTTGCTGCTGAACTTCATCAAGATTTGTAGAATCTATAACTTGTTGAGCCTCAGCCATAACTTTTTGTCTTTGACCTTCTCTATCAGCCATCTCTTCTGACTCTAACAACCTAACAAACTCAATGATGCGCATAATTCGGTCATCTTTCATTGATGCTATTTCTGTGATCGTCTTAGCTCTATCTAGTGCTGCTTGTGCTCTGTTTTGTTCACTTTCAGATATTCTTTCTGCCCCAAGCGCTAAATCACTTTGTATTTTTGCTCGCTTAGCTTGTGCATTAGCAATATTTTCAAGAGTCACAGAGTCTGTTAGATCAGCTGCGCGTTTTCTATCCTGTTCAATAACCTGCGCCTGTGCTTGCTGTTGTTGTTGTGCTTGCTGCTCTTGTTTCTCAATTGCTTTTTGTACTTCGGATGCCCCTGCCATAGGAATATTATCAAGAACAAGAGAGGCTGGTATCTTATCTGGCCCAAAAATCTCAACAAGCTTGAGAAGCTCAAAATAAAATGAGTCACGTTGTGTTTGACTTAGCACAGCTTGTTTAATGACAGCATCAAAACGATCAAACTCTTGATTAAAGAATTGTTCTGTAGGATCTTTTTGAAGGATTCTTTTAATCTTTCCAGGGCCATAATTTTTTTGAATAGCTCTTAAGACTTTACTTCCCATGTATTTTTGAGATCTTTCAAAGTTATCAAAGATCGAACGGTTAGCACGTAAACCATTGGCAGCTCTAACCTCTGCTAAACGACCGCTAATTTGAGTATTACCCCCATCGTCAACACCCATCAACGACTCATTCACACCTGCGATTCTAAGGGATAGATCTTGTAAAAAGATTGTCTCCTCTTGCCACCCAGGAGGTATAGCCCCTTGTTGGATAGGCTGTATTACCTCACTGAAAGGTAGTGTGGAGTTGACTGGTATCATTTTTCCAGAGCCACTTTGGCTAATATCTTCTACATCCACTTCGCCAACTTTATAGATAAACCCTGTGTTGACAACAGAGTCCATCGTATCCTCTTTGCGAATCATGCGCTTGTTAAAAGCTCTTTGTGTGTCTACAAGTCCAAGTGCGATACCCTGCAATTTAAGTGCAAAATCATTTAATTGAGGTTCAAAGTGACAAATAACAGGAGCAAACGGATAGTCATCTAATCCCACTGGATCAGGGCCTTGATATACAACCTGACCTGTAAGTAATATATTAAGCTCAACAACTTGTTTGTTGCTTTCAATGATTTCAGCATTAACACCGACCTGTTTTGCAAAATCTAATTTTTCCTGTAAAAAATCTAGATCTTGCTTATCTCCAAAAGGTATAGCTATACCTGTGTCAATATCAACAATTTGTTTTATTTTTTTTGTTGTTTTTCTGTAATACTGATCGTATGAAAGTATGTCTTTGTTTTTGAAAAACTTTTGATTATTTCTTAATAATGTAAATTTGTTGTCTGAAGAAAATGATGGAATATCATCAATGATTTTAGGGTCAACAAACGGAAGCATTGCTTTTGCATCTGCACGCGTGACAAAATCTCGTAACAAAACCTCGGATGCATCTGAAAAATCAGGTTTTTCCCAGTCTGGATCAACAATGAAACTTGAAAAACTACGCTTATAGAGCTTGATGTCACCGAAAACAGGATCTTTTGAGTAATCCATGTACAGACCAACAAGCGATATACCAGTTTTTAAGCAATCATCAAAAGCGTTGAGCATAACTGCGTTTGCATCAGCTTTTTCATAAACAAATTTTAAAACTTCTGTTAGTTGATCAGCTGTTTCTTGATCTCCATCTTCAATAGGTGCAACAATTGTTGATTTGATATTGTCTCTTGCAAAACCTGAGAAAAGTTGTATCTGTGGTCGAATAATGTTGAATTCTTGAGCAACACGATTCTCTTGCTGCAATCTTTGAATTTCATTTTGAGTCCAGGAGTTACCTGCGTATGATTTAAGAGCTATTTGCGCGTTTCTGAAATACGATTGCCAACAGTTGTTGGAGCGTAGCCAAAAATCTTCATAGTCTGTTTTGATGTCTTGGAATTGAGCCATGCACACACAGTTAAAATAGTTTTTCTACTTTAACTGTATATCATAACTAAAATTTAATTTGATACAACTTTAAAGTTTAAGTTTATCGGATTTAAAATTTAAAGTTTTTTTGGAATCTGCGATTGGATAAAAGGGGGTATCTGATTGTCTATTTCAATAGGTTTCCAGCCTACAATCTCATCACCCCTGAGAAGTTTTTCTTTGTTAGATTCAAATTCTTTGATATTCGGCATTATAATCATACGATTTTTTTTGGTGTATACCGTAAATCTTTGATCATCTTTTGGCGGTGTTTCCCATGAGTAATATTCATTTTTTTTCATTTCAAAACCTTTGTATATATATTTTTAAAAATTAGATCTTCTAGCTTTAGCTATTTTCTGTCTCTCTGCATCCATTGATGATGAGTCTGGACGACGCGTTTGAGTCTCTACAGCCTGTCCTAAGTATCTAAAGCTATCTGCCCCGTGAGATGCAAAATCGTGCACTGCATCACTTGTATAACATCCCATTGACTCATTCCATTTCTTGCGATAACTCTCTAGACATTTGATACCGACAGCACACTTCTCCTGATCAAAATAACACCTAGCAAGCAAACTGCGAGTGCGTTGAATCTCCATTAGAAGTGTGGATTTTGAAGGGTTATAACGTTTAAGAATTCTAACATCTAACCCTAAATCTCTTGCTTGCTGCTCAACACTTAAACCCGAACCTTTTTCATGAGCTGCTGCATCGTGTGGCATATAATGTATTCCCATATTACCGTAATACGGTAATGTCTTCATGTAGGCTACATAGTGCGCAAGCCCCTCACCTGAGTTCTCGTAATAATCAATGATATGCACAGATCCGCTCGGCAATTGCTGATAAAACCATATGGATGTTGCGTCTCTGAATCCTAAATCCCAGGCTGTGTTGACCAGACATTGTGGCTGAAATGGAACGGTGGTGATGCGTTTGGCTTGTCTTGCTTCATTGATCTCTTTGAGATACCAAAAACCCTCTGAGCTTCCCATAAAACTCTCAGATTCCGTAGACGGATATTCTTGTTTTATACTCTCACCAAGCTCGTTATACTTCATTGTATACCACCGCTTTTGAGGTAGGGTTAGGGTGATACCATGCTCTTTTTCAAGAGACTCGAAGTACTCAGTTAGATATTTCGGTATTGGGATGTCCATCAATCACCAAAAGTATCAAAGCATTCTTTAATATAATCTTCACACTCTTCTTTAGTCTTTGATATAAACAAGTTCTGCATTTCGTCGTCGATATAAGCAGAAATATACCAATCATCTTGATGACTTCTAATCCTAAAATCTTGTATAGACGATATGTTATAATATCTATCACCTAATGGAGAATATATAAATTTAGTCATTTTTTTTTCTTTTTTTTGTTGTGTAGATCAACTTTGACAACATTGACGGCATCACACATTGCTTGTAATACAGATTGCACGGCTATTACATTGTCTTTTATCACGCCGATCTCTTCTTTTAACTTTTCAATATCTCGTTCAGTTTTGTTCATCGTTTACTTCTTCAAATACATAAATAGAATTTCCATCTGGCATATATTTACATTTTTCTTTTGGATATGACATCTCCTCTAAAACATCTAAAACGTCAGGCGAAAGCAGTCTGTCTCCATTGGACGCAATCCAATTTTTTACATAATGATCTATATCGAGGGTATAACCAGGGTAATACTTTTTTCCTCGTATTTTACTAAGAAGTGTCTGTGTTTTAGGTGAATCCTCTAACAACTTCCTGGCTCTCCAATAGTGAGAATTAATGATGTAGTGTAGCAGTATCGATGCTTTTTTATTTATATCTTCAGTTTTTTTGTAAAGTTCCCAGCCTTTATTCTTGCTTTCTTCTCTTTCTCTATACGTCGGATATTCGTTCATTAATTCTCTCTATAAGTTATATAATTTTTCTTTGAACCAAGGAAAGAAGAAAAACTTCCACTCAAGTTCGTTCAACTCTCTACCTTGAATCTGCATCGCTTTTTGACACATATCAAAATACTGACCTGCTGCACCCTCTGCCGTTGATTCAATGACGCAAAGTGAATCTTTCGGCACGGTATTGATACTACCAGTCATTATTTCTGTAGCTTTTTGCGGATATCTTGCGCAGATTTTACCAAATTCTGTTATTAAAAGCGCAGAAAGAGTACCTGATCTCATATTCGTATCAACTCTAATGGATGAGCCGTTAGCAAAAGATAGCTCCCGTGCTGAGTCTGCCACTATCTGACACTGAGGAAGTGATTTAATTTTGGGTGGTAGTGTTTTGATAGCGTGCTTGATTACTTTACCAAATATGTCGTGTGAGCTTTGTAGATTGTATGAGATGATTCCAAGACGCTTGTTTGGTGAGAATAAAGCTTTATTAAGAAAGTAGATACACCAGAAAGTCGTACTTCCTAATTGCCTGGCTTTCAAAATAATATTGCGATTATGCATCCCATCAAACATCTCTTCCTGAGCCCAGTTCATTTTGAAAGGTACGTCATCACCGTTTTTATCAACTACTCTGTATAGATTATTAATCGTCCACTTAGGATTGCTTAATTTTTCTCGAATCTCAGGGCTAATCTTGACTGTCAAGTTTCTTCTTCTCTTCTGCTAGCCATTTTGTGATGTATTCTCCAACATGCAAAAGAAGAGACTCAATGTCATAATTTTCAGCCTGTATCTTTATATATGTCGCGTAGTGATCCTCTGAGTTTTTCGGATATTTCCATCGGATGCAAGCAATATAAGCATCATTTTTATCTACATGTTGCCAAAAACTTACATATGTTGAAATCTCTTCGTCTTCAAAATGCCAGCTGCCAGCATCTATATCTTCCTGCCACTCACCTATTTTTTTAGCTTTTGTGTCTGTCATTTTAAAAGTTCTCATATAAACATTTCTTCCATTCTAAAACTTTATCGTGATTTTTATTTTTTCTTGCTTCCCATTGCGTACCTGTCCACCAGCCGTTATAGATTATTTTTTCACCGCCTCTTTCCACTCTCATCGTAACTAAATCATAAGCTAAAGGTATAAATTTATTTGAATCAGCCCATCCATTGTCATCAAAAGTTATTTCTTTATAACTAAAACAATTTTTTCCAACTTCCTTTTTCAATACTGTTCCTGAACAATCTCAGACTCTTTATCTATAACTGTCTGCTCAATCTTAGCTTTGTCATGCTGATCAAGCCTTTGTTTACCAAGCCACACAAGCATTGTTCTGTCGCCAGACATTGCTACATCATACTGAACTTTACGCAGTAAACTCTCTCCCTTAGCCTTCTTTTCTTGGCTATAGGCACTAAAACCACATCCTTTTTCTTTCTCACATCTTTGATATAATGTGTTTTTGTGGACGCCTATATTTGCAGCTATTTCCGTTGTAAAACAACCAGCCATCAACAACTCATCGACCTTATCCCAATCGATATCTTTAACAGGTCTACCGCCTAAATCTACATCAGTCATATTTTAAATCCTTTGTGTTAAATATTAAAATAACAAAATTTTTTAATTTGATAAAGCGTTAGTCTATTTTTGTCTATTTTTGTCTATTTTTTTGATTAATTTGATTTTATTTTGGTTTAATGTTTGTGGAATAACCAAAGGTGTGTTATATTTTTAGTAACAAACAACAAAAACACAAAAACACAAGGTTTAAAATGAACACACAAGACACAAACATTATAGATTTCGTTGAAGAAGAGTACAAATCACTTTGCGAAGAGATGAAACTACTACTAACTCATGAAAAAGAATTAGCAGCTAGAAAAGAATTAATCAAACAAGAGTTGATTGATATTGCTAAAGGTACTCGCATGGAATATGGAATTAAGTTACAGAAACGTGAAGTTAAAGGATCTATTGATTACAAAAAAATTATTGAAGAGCTTGGTGTTAGTGAGGATGAGCTTGAGATATACAGAAAACCATCAAGAAGTTATTTTGAAGTTAGATCATATTAAAAAGTGGGGAGTTGTTCCCCACCCTGCTTTAACATCGATTTAAAAACATAAAAACAAATATCAAAAACGAGGCAAAAAATGCAAACTTTCAAAGAAAAAAACATAATGTTAGAAAAGATGATGGTTATTTGGAACAACTTAGACTGTTTAAATCACTGTGATAATGAGATGGTAGCTGTTTGCGCTGAAATGGTGCAAAGTTATGGTTTAGATATTGAGAGTCTACCAGAGTGTTTATACGATGCTGTACAAAATAAAATCTATCTAAATAAACAAGAAGATTACTACGAAAGCATGTACGATGCTTGCTATGGTTAAAGATCTAAATCTAATTCAAGTTGCTTTGGTACTGCATAGACTCTTGACGGCTCAAGTTTTTCATACATGTTAAGAAGATCTGCAAGCTCTCTCTTTTTTTCTGCAATCTCCTCTCTCTTATCTAAAACCTCTGCATATTCAGAATTTGATAATTCGATGATGTAACTATAGTTACCTTTTGTATACTTACAAGACTGACTCAAAAATACTCCTTAAACTTATTTTAAAGCCTTACAAGGAGATATCTCAACCTCGACGGCATATTCCCTAGCTTTACCCTTTCTTTGCTTACAGTCAAGCTCTATTTGGGAGCTGCTATCTGCTAGACCTGGTTTCAAACCTGGAATCAAGAAATCGCAGATTATATCAATGCATGTTTTTTGAGTATACCATAGATTGTCTATATCAAGTGGTCGAGGTGCTATTCTTGTGATTGTAATTTTACAGGGTAGTTCTGGCGGATCTAGTTGTGATAGCTTTGATCTCATGATAAGTTTGATTGCATCTTTTCTTTTTTTTTTAACTCGCCAGTGGTCAAAGTTATTAGCCTCTGATATCAGTTTGATCGGAAAGGTTATTTTCAAAACTAGTCTTATATGTTTTTTAACATTGTTGATGTTTTAAAATAATTATTGATCAAGTCATTACATTGATTGACAAGATGCATCATAGCAGGCATGGAATCAGCAAAAAACACTTTTACAACATCTTCTATTTCTAAATGAAAAAGATATTCATCTTCGTTTAAATTTTCAAATACCGCAAAAAAATTCATCTCATCACCCATCATCATAGATGGATCATGATCAAATCCGAGCTGTGTTACTAACGTAGAAATATCATCTGCATCTAGAGGCATCGGATACTCTCTTTTTAGCCAAGAGTTTCTGATATTGTAGCACCAAAAAGATTGATTAGATTGAGTCATATACAAAATCTAAAGTTTAAAAGATTTTTAGACAACATTTTTTAACTGTACCTTTCAACTATTCTTTTACACGATTCAATTTCAGAGATAAACTGTGATGTTGATATATTAAAATAAACTTCCTGTTTGAAATTTTCAAAACAGATACTCACATACTTTTTAGTCAAAGTCATCCAAGAATATCTTTTTGACATGAGTTCTGCTGTGTCTCTATTCACCTCAAAAGATTCGTTTTTTGTTTTTCTCATGTTCTTGATGGAGCTAACCATTGACCCACCCATATCTCTAACACTGTCACCTCTTTCAATAGCTTCCTGTACATCCTGCTTGTAAACCTCAAATCCCATTCTTACCTTTTCAATCGACCATTTATTTTTAAGAAACCAAGCGCATATAGAATCAGATTTAAGCTTTAGTCCCCACTTTGGATTGAAAGATATTAACTCATCATGAAGCTTCTTTTGTTCTGGATTTAAAGCTTTAACAAAACGATTTGGATCCTTGTTTTGCATTTTCTTTTTTTCATTTTTGAAAAGGGCATCGTCTAGACATTGTCCTTTCTTATATTCTGTTTTAGAATATGGTTTAGTATCTGGTATAGGTTTGGGGATATCCCCTGTCGAGTTGGGGATATCCCCTGTCGAGTTGGGGATATCCCCTTTCGTAAACATTTCTTGATTTTTAAAGGCGTACCAAGTTGTTTTATCAAAACTTTTCTTGTTGTAGTTTCCCTTTATTAAAATAGGTTCAAAATCAACACCATCATCTTTTTTCGATTTTCTATTTCTACCGGAACAAAGTTTTTCTATAATTTCTCTAACCTGTTCTTCTGTCCAATATTCAAAATGAGCTGCAATGTCTTTGAGTGTTTGGTAAGTCCAAGTGCGACCATCATGTTTATTGATATTTTTATTTATATTAAATTGAATCCAAAATTGAAAGTGATGGATCATGATAGCTTCATCTACACCATATTCTTTTGCTAGGTGTATATCGAAGCTGTGATGTTGTGATACGAATTTTTTCATAAATTTTCTCCTATAAACGAAATTATCTTTTATTTTTCAACAGCACTTGTATTTAATGAGAGTGGTATGATAAGATTGATGGTCTAATATATCTTTATTTTGTTTAAAAATAAAAACAGTTAAGATATATTAGATTCTATCCTATCCTATACTATGTTATCTTTTCTCATAATAAAAGAGGGGGCTGTGAACCTTGCCCTCTTTTATTTTTTTTCAATGATATAGTCTATGGAAAATAAAGTTAAAGATACACGAAATTTTTTCATAAAAAAAAACCCAAGCATTTTATGCTTGGGTTCTTACAAATTTTAAGATTTATTTTAAAAAAATTTAATATTATATTTAACGTCTTTTAACCTCTGTTTTTTTCAATCTCTTTTTTCATATTCTCAAGAATATCATCAGGTATTAAATCTTCTGGTGTGACTTTACCTTGTGTATAAATTTTGATGGCTATAGCAGTTCTTAGCGTAGGTGATCCACCCTGCAATATACTATAAACTTTGTGAAATGATAAATCGCATCGATATGCAAACTTTGTGATTGGTATACCCGATTGATCAATAAAATCTTTTAATTTCATAATAACCTCATTTTTTTGAAATTCTACTTGTGGTATAACGAAATATGTTGTAATATATTTGCATTAACACAAACTTTTCAATAGATGTTAAAGAAAAGGCGGTTTAAAAACAACATGGAATTCATAAAAGATAATCAAATATTTTTAGAATTAATGTTATGGGATAGCTTAAAATCCTTAAGAGATATAAAAGAAAATATTGATTTAAAAAAAATAAATAAACAAGAATTAATCGATTTACAGAATAGTTTAAGGGAGTGTGTTGAGTGGGCATCAAAGAGTACGATAGAGTAACATCTATCATTTCAGAGTTTTCAGGAATACACAAAGTGCCTGTTGATATTTTAAAAAATGCAGCAGCTAGAGGTACTCAAGTACACACAATGATTGAAGGGATACTTAAAGGATTTGATTTTCAAGAAAAAGATAATCTATTATATCCTTACATAAAAAGTTTTTACAAATTTTGGGATGATTCATCGCATGCTTTTATAGATGCAGAATTGATCTTAGAAAAAAGACTGTATTGCGAGAGGTTGAGAATAACAGGTCAGATAGATGTCATCATCAAATCAAAAAACAAAACATATTTGATCGATTGGAAGACATCATCACAGCCTCAAAAAACATGGGCGTTACAAAGCGCAGCATACAAATATTTAGCTGAAGAAAACGGTTATAAAAATGTGGGTTCCGTGCTTTTTGTAAAACTTAGCAAAGATGGAAAATCTCCAGGTTTATACAAACACGAAAACCACAAAGAAAATATTGATATTTTTTTAAAGTGTTTAGATTTGTACCGTTGGCTCGGTATTAAACAACCTAAACACAAAAAATAAATACAAAAAAACAAAAAAACAACACAAAAACACAAGGAATTTAACATGACAGCACAATTTTTACCAGAAACTTATGTAGCTCCTAGATCAAACGGAAGCTATACAAAACTTAATAATGGTACAAATAAAATTCGTATTCTATCTGCTCCTGTTCTCGGGTGGGAAGATTGGGTAGATAACTCACCTATTCGTTATAAGATGGATGAAAAACCTAGCACTTGGTATGACGCTTCAAGACCTGGAAAACATTTCTGGTCAATGATAATCTGGAATTATCAAGAAGAAAGAATTCAGATATTTCATGTCACACAAGGATCTATTAGGAAATACATTGAAGATCTATCAAAAGACAGTGATTGGGGAGCACCTTTCTTTTATGATATTAAAATTACACGTGAAGGTGAGGGATTAAAAACTAAGTACACAGTAAATCCATTGCCACACAAAAATATAGATCCGATCATTGAAAAAGCATTTAAAGATAACCCCTGCAACCTAGAGGCTTTATTTGACAGTGCTGATCCATTTGGTTTATGGGAAACATATACTGAGGGTGTATTTTCAAACTCTACAAAAACATCTTTTACATCAGAAGCAAAAATTAATAATAAAAATGTTTGTAGTGATGATGAATATGATGCTTTTATTGACACATGGTCACTATCGTACGATGAAAAGCTCATTGAGCACTACATCAGAGAAAGATCTAAACACTTTAATGTAGATCCAAAAGAAACAGTTTTTCTACTGATGAGCGACTCTAATGAATTTGAGAAAGAATTCAAAAACTGGTCATCAAAACAAAAAGTAGCCTAATCTTTTTTGCAAATAGACCTCTTTTTTTATTGAGGTCTATTTTTTTTTGTTTTAAATTTTTAATATGAGATTTTTTTATCTATCTTTGATTGTAGCTGTTTTTTGTTTGCCATTTTATATTTTAGCAACTTGTAAAATGCCCGAATCAATCGGAATATCTAGCGGTATTTGGTTAATATTAATTGTATTTTTTTTCATTTTTTTTGATGATGACGGAAATTTTAAACCCTCTAAATTTTGACTTTTAAGTCTGTTCCAAAAGCATTATCTTTATCTATTTTTTCTTTTAAATCTTCTAGAGATTGTGCGCTTGTTGCTTTATTTTTGTAAAAAATCTTAGCTTCTTTAGCTTTCAATAGTTTCTTGCTAATCGCTGTGCATTTTTGATGTTCTTGCATCATTAAAGATTCTATAAACTGATCTTTGAAATGTTTTTTTAGATCTTCAATTTTTTGTTCTATGTATTTATCAATACTTTCTTTCATAATTTTAAAATCCTTTTTGAATAATGTTGTGAATTGGATATTATTTAAGAATATCCTAATTTTGATTTAAAAACTAAAATCAAAGTTGAAAAGGATCTAGAAAATGGGCGCATTAATCCTGTTAAAAAATTTACGACAGAAGCGGGAAAGCCCAGGGCTTTAGTCCTGGGATGAGAGCGTCTATTTCTTATCCTGCTCTTGTATGTATTTCCTAATTGTATATTCGTTCAACTTCCCTACGCTGTCTACATAATACGATCTTGTCCATAGAGTAGGAAGTCTACTTCTCAAGGAAGGGAACTCTTGTCTTAGCACCCTACTACTATACCCTTTGATTTGTCCGACAATAAATTGCGGTGAATGGATTGGTTTTGACCTAACAAAAAGGTGAACATGATCGGGTTGAATATTAGCTTCCACCACCTCTAGTTCTAGTTCATCCGCCTTTTGATAAATCAATTTGATCAGTCGATCTTTGATTTCTCCAACGAGAATCTTTCTTCGATATTTCGGGCACCATATTAAGTGGTAGCTCAAATTAAATACTGCTGTTTTTGAAGTTTTCCATCTGCTCATATTGACATTATATATTAGCCAGATATATAATGTCGAGTATGAAGATTGTAAACCGTGCATTTAAATACAGATTCTACCCAACTGAAGAGCAGAAAGAGCAACTTTCCCATGCTTTCGGTTGCTCTAGGTTTGTATATAACCATTTTCTGAAAGAAAGAACAGATGCTTACCTCGAAAGAAAAGAGAGCACTGGCTACAGCAAAATATGCCAGCTTTTAACAGATCTGAAGAAACATGAAGATTACTCGTGGCTCAAGAATGTTTCAAGTGTAACCCTACAGCAATCACTTAGAAATCTAGATAAGTCATTCACGAACTTTTTTGCAGGCAGGGCTAAATACCCTAAATTCAAAAATAAGAACTCTAAGCAATCTGTTCGCTACACCAAGAGTGGATTTTCTTTCCGAAATGGAACCTTAAAGATTGCGAAAAATAAAGACCCTTTAGACATTCGGTGGTCAAGGCAATTTTCCGGCGATCCCACCTCTGTAACTGTCTCAAAGGATTGCTCAGAAAGATACTTCGTTTCTTTTGCTACTGAAGAGCCTATGCATGAACTCCCAAAACTAGATAATACTATTGGAATAGACGTAGGGATTAAAGATGTGTTCGTAACATCGGAAAATTTCAGGTCTGGCTCGCCTCAATACACAAGAAAGTATCAGGAAAAGCTGGCAAAACGACAAAGACAATTGTCAAAGAAAGTTAAAGGCTCAAAAAATAGAGCCAAAGCAAAATTAAAAGTGGCTAAAGTCCACGCAAAAATTTCAGATAGTCGTAACGATTTTAGCAACAAGATGACAACAAAGCTAATACGCGAAAACCAAGCAATAGCAGTTGAAAGTCTTAATGTTAGAGGAATGATGAAAAACCATTGTTTAGCTAAATCGATAGCTGATTCTAGCTGGGGAGATTTCTTTAGAAAACTTCAGTATAAAGCAGACTGGTACGGAAGGGATATTTTGGAGATTGATAGGTGGTTTCCTTCTTCTAAAAAATGCTCCTGTTGCGGACATATCAATAATGGATTAAAGCTAAGTGATAGAACCTGGGAGTGTCCTTCTTGCAAGGAAGTGCTAGACAGAGATGTTAACGCGGCTAAAAATATAAGAACCGACGGTCTGTCGGAGTTAGCCTTTGGAGAGAGCGGAAGACTAGTCAACAATAATTTGTTGAAAAGCAGCTCTCTGTGAATTAGGAATCCCCCGGCTTTAGCCGTGGGAGCAGTCAAGATTATTCCCAAACAAAAAAGTGTGGCTAATTTATGTAAAATGTTGTATCTTTAAGATACAAATCAAGTACCGAGATTGCAGTCTCGGTTTTTTCTTCTAAAGGGGGCCGCTTCCAGTTAGCCCCTTTTTTTTATGTTCAAATTGTAAGTTACCTGCCACTTTTTTGTTGTAAAATATTTTAGATTCTTGAGCTTTTTGCAGTTTTTTTCTGCACGTTCTGTCGGAAGTTTCTGCACGTTCTGTCGGAAGTTTCTGCACGTTCTGTCGGAAAACCTTTATTTGAAATTGGAATCTAGGCAAATTTTATGTTGAACTTGACCGCTCTTTTTTCGGATTTAGCCGTGGAAGCAGTCAATAATTAAAGATGATTTGCGATGGTCTTGCATCATCTTCTTGACGAGGTGGATACCCCTTCCTTTAGGTGGGGGTTATTGACCAACATAAATACCAATATTTTCTTTCATTTTTTTAAAATCTTTTTTGTATCTTGTTGTTATTTTTTCAATTTAATACACTATATGCAAATGTACAAATTTAATATATGATATATCTATGAAAAAAATCTTTAAATTTTTAAAGAATTTGTTAAAAAAAGAGCGCAAGAAAAAGGATTATACGAATGAAAAAACTAATTGGCGCGATGATGCTGATATTTTGTTTCATCGCAGGAATTTCTAATCTTAGCGCAACTGTCGAAACATTCGATGAAAGTTCAGGAACTGGAACAATAGGCCCAGGAGGCAAACGTGTTTAAATTAATTCCAATAATCTTGTGTCTAGTGATCTCATCGTGTAATGCTCGTGATGCTAATACAAAATCACTAAATATGCACTCAGGAGCAGCATACCTTACCTCTTTCAACACCGCTATAGCTTGTAGAGATTTAACGGAAGAGGAAATGGAAGAAGCTGAAAATATTCCAGGAGGTGGATACAGCGACGGCAAATGGACCGGTGAAAATCCTCCACAAAATCAAGACGATGACGGTAATCCAACCTATAATTAAAAATATGTTTAACTTAAAATTACTATTAATAGCGATCTGTTCATCACTCATATCGTGCTCGGAAGGTATCACAAGTCAGTATTTAGATCTGAAAGCTGAAGTGCAAGTTGATGAAACCATGGAAAAAGGTCGTATTGATGACTCAAAAAAATTTAAAACAACTTTTGGCATAAACCACCGATTGAACTTTTAAATTAAATATATGTTTAGTATGTTTGGCTGTAGAGACAAGGAGGTCGATATGGCCGTTAATTTAGATCTACATCCCGAGCTGCATCAAGAATTTCATTTTGCGGAAAATACAAACAGCAAAGGTTTTTGTTGTTGCTGGTCAAGTGAGACAGCTAAACCAGTCTATATTTTTGACAGCGAAAACAATCTCAAGCCTACAAAAAAAATCACTTTTAAAGAAAGAATTGTAGCAAATCAACGTCTAGCAGAAGTATTAAAAAGAAAGTTTGATACAAATCCCCTGGATAATAATGAAGCTTTTGAAATGCTGAAAGATAAAATCAACGAAAAATCTTTTGAAGATACACCTATTACGGATGAAAGATTAATCAAGATTGTAAATGCTTTGTGGCAAATTAAAAAAGAATTTTCATCAGATTCAGATTAAATTAATTAGTCATATTTACATCAAATTGTAATTTATTTAAAATTCCTTAATTTTAAAACTAAAATAAGGAAAAAAATGAATAAAAATATTATATTATTTTGTTTATTACAATTTTATATATGTTTAATGCATGCAGAAGAAAATATATGTTTTGTATCTAAAGCACCTGATTGTTTACAAAAACTTTGGGAAAAAAAAGAGGAGATTTTTGAAAGAAAAATAAACTTCAAACCTCACGACAAATCTTATATATCAAAATATAATCAGTTACAAAAACAATGGGACAAAACATCTCCTGATACAGGTCATTACGAGAAAAAAGAATCTATAGTAATTTTTTCAGAAGATAACAACTTAAATGAAATGAAAGAATGTAGACGTGAAATGATTACCTTTTGTAATGATCATCTAAAATCTAAAGAACAAGAATTTGGATTAGAAGAAAATTGCTTAACAATGCTAGATGCAAATAATCCAACACACACATTACGTCTATTACATTATTTAGATGGTGCTACAGCTACAGCGCATTCTGACACATCAATTATGACATGTCTCTATTATGAAGACCCAG